ACAAAGCACTTAATTGGCGGTAAGTTTCCAATTATGTAGCTCATATCAAATCCATTTGTCGTGGCATTACCTTCCATTCTCTCTCGGCCCGACCAGACTTACTTTGCACATTACGACCAGTTAATAGGATTTTATGGTTGCGTTCTAATTCACTAAGCCGCCTAGCAACTTGGTTGCCATCAAGTCCCGTAATCGAGGCTATACCGTCTTTCCCCATTGCCCCATACTTGCATAAGGCTTGAATAATAATCGTGGCGTGTTGAGCCGCTAAAGACTTTGCAGAGTCGGCAGCAGCCCAGCTGGTTGACGGATCGGTGTTGCGAGCGACTTGGTTCATAGCATCACCAATGATAAAAGTGGAAAAAAACCAAACACTAACGCTAATGCCAACAAACCCATTACCCACGCTACAGGTGGTATACGGTCATCAGGTCGTTTGTAATCACGCATCTGTCGAGCCGTGCGACCCGTCCAATTAGGTTCGCTCATGTCCGTGCCGTAAGGCCAGTTACGCTTATTCATCGCTGCCATCCTCCTCGTTAGCTGTCACGGTTTCAATGTGGTTAACGTCAATAAAGTGTGTGTACATTGGCACAGCGCAACACAATACGTCATCAGCATCAATTTTGATGTACGGCTCGCCGTTGCTGTCTGTTTTTACGCCATCGGCAAATTGATCCATAAGCTCTGCAATCTTTTTGTCGGTTAGCTCACGGCTAAGTTCACGCATCAGCTGACGTTTGCCCTCGTCTGTCATTTGAATATATGAGTATTTCATCGCTTACCCCTTAAAACCGTGTTGTTTAAGGATTTGCTGCTCTGCTGGCGTAGTCAGGCAAACCGCCATTTGGTGTTTGTACAAGTAAGCCTGCAATCTGGCTCGTGTCTTGTCGTTGGGGTTTGCCATAAACGCTTGAATTAATTTGCTCATTTTATGTACCTTTTGTCGTAGTAATGGGGCTTGCGCCCCGTTTAATTAACGTTGCACAGTACCAATCAAATTACCATCACTAATTTCGCCAATAATGTATTTTGCTAAATTTAAAGTTTGACGGGCTTGCTCTTTTGCATCTGCGGCAATCAATTCTTGAGCATCTGACATAAGGCCCATTGCAACCATGTATGCACCGCTAAATTTGTATGTAATCGAATCTTTAACGCTTTCGATAAATTTGTCTGGGTTGCAACCGAACATTTCGTTATTCATTTATGTACCTTTTTTCGTGGTTTGTGGCGTTGTTGCCATGTACAGATATTAAGCTATCTAAACAATAAAAACATAAGTGTTAACCCTAGTTTTGCAATTATTTTTAATTTATTTGGGTTTTTACAACAAAACGCCCCAATTAAGGGGCGGTCGATGGAACAAGGAGTGAACAACACCGACAATTTATTATAGGTTGTTTTTACGCTTGTAGAACGCTAGTAGATACTGAAAGCAATCCCAAGCAGAGGCTAAATCTTCCTCTGAATGTTCAATCAGTTTTACATCGCCCTCGGCAGTAAAAAACACATTGGCGCATCTGGCTGTGGGTTTGCCAAGGCCAACACGGTAGGCAGCCAGTTGCATCAATTGCTCATGGTAAGGCACAACCTTGTCGAGCTTATCTTTGCTCTTAAAGTCAATCACGATGTTTTCAGCAATTAAATCCACCTTGCCGCCAAAGCCATCATAAGCAAACGAGCGTTCTGCCTCCCAAGTTTGATCATGTCCAAAATGGATTCTGATCGACGCATCAACCTGGTTAACGTAAACAGGGTAATCGTCTTGTTCGCCACGGTAAAAACGCTCAAGCACCCCATGCATTTGTGTGCCACGATCCATAGCTTCACGGCCTGTACTCTTGCTGTCTGACATTACTCGTTCTAACCAGTTTTCCTCTGTTTCTCCAGCAATGCGTGGCAACGTCAAAGCCGCTAGTAATACTTGTTGTTGCAACCAGTTTGATAAGCCAGGCTTTGCAACTAATCCCAAAACCGTAGTTACCGACGGTACTAAATTGAGTTCCCTTGCGTCACGAACCGTTGTATTGCGTTCTTTACCGTTCTTACCAATGATCTTGTACGCTGGTGAACCGTCAGCTGCGTACCAATGGCCTGATTCTGAGTCTGCTGATTTAATAATCATTTTTGCACCTGTTTAGCTAGTTGTTTAAGCATCTCGATTGCATCTTGTAGGTCTTGCATAGCCCTAGCGTCTAAAACCATGTTTTCGTACCATTGCTGCAATCGCCAAGAAATAAGTATTGCCTCCTCCGTCTGGTTCATTTAATTTTTAATAACGGACATCAGTTTTTCAAGTTTTCCGTTTTTATCCAATTCTGACAAAACAGACATAGCGGCAGCAGTACGTTCAAGCAAAACAACATAACGATCTAATTTATCAAAATTAGCCATTTTTTCAATTGCTGCCATACCCGTCATCAAATCATGGGCAGATTTACGAACTGAACCGCTTACTTTTTTTGATTGTTCCATTAAATTTTGTTCTGATTTTTGCATTTTTTGCAAAGACGTTTCAAGCATTTTTGACGATTCGTCAATTATTAACGTAGCATCTTCAAAATCTTTTGACATAATTTTTGCCCTATTTTTAAAATAATCGTTAACTTTTATGTGACCAACAATGCTTTTGTGCGCTGCTTTTTTATCCCAAATAAGTCCTTTGCTATCTTGACCACATGGAAAAATGCCGCCAAGCGTAATAGTTTCTAATCCATGAAACATAGCAACCCCTAAAAAGGTACATCGTCTTGCATATCTTCAAGCGGAATGATTATTCCTTCTTTAATTGATCGATACGCATCAGACTTTGGTTTAACAACTGGCGCATCTTCAGCAGTCCGACCACCAAGCATCTGCATTTGGTCAGCAACCACCTCAGTTGTGTATTGATCCACGCCATCTTTGTTCTGCCACTTGCGAGTGGTCATACGACCCGCCACAAAGACCTGTGAGCCTTTCTTTAGGTAGTCGGCACATATTCCTGCCAACTTGCCAAACGCCGTGATTCTGACCCATTCTGTCGTTTCTTTAGTTGCGGTCTTGTAACCCACCGCAATTGAGAAATTACAGATTGCATTAGAGTCAGCGGTGTAACGTACTTCAGGGTCTTTGCCCAAGCGCCCAATAAACTCGCAGCGGTTAAGATCGTTTGCCATTATTGTTGTTCCCAGTTTGCTTTAAATTGATCGTATGCAGCCTTCAACGGAATCTGTTGCTCTTTTAAGCAAATAGTCCATGCTGCTCTAAATATGTCCTTCAGGCTTTCGTAACTAACCGCTGATGCCATTTGAGCCACGGTGTTGTCCAACTCAATGCCTTTGGGTTTCTCAATTGGTTTAGGCGGTGCTTTTACGGCAGCTGTGCCATCGTCATCTTCTGACGCAATGCCGAGTGCTGCTTGCAAACCGTAGCGTTTACCGTAAGTAATTGCCGAGCCAAAGCCTTGTGCGTCTTGTTTGGTTGCGGGAATAAACAACGTGCCGCAGCTAAGTTGTTCGCCTGATTCATGGATAAGTACGGTTTCGACTGCTACGCCACCCTCTGCTGTATGCAACATCTGCACAAAGGCTAAACCGTTAGCCGACAGAGCAGGCCGCACAGCGTCGATCACACTAGCTAGGCTAGAGTATGCAGATTTAAAGTGGGGATTTTTACTATCTTTGGCTGCGTGGGACATTGCCGCTTGAGCCTTGACTAATGCTTTTGCTAATTCATTCATTTATGCACCTGTATGTTGTCCTGACGGGTATGTCAGTAAATAGATATTAAGGTATCTAAATACAGAACGCAAGCGGAAAACTCAAGGTTAAATATTTATTTGAGTTTCTTTGACAACCAATGTTAAGATTGCTACATGAATACAACAGAAATCATCCAAACATTAGGTGGCACATTTGCTGTAGCCAAGCTCTGCCGTGTCAGTCCGCCAGCTGTATCGCAATGGCGCAACAATGGTTTGCCTGGTGACAAGTTAGTGTTGCTGGCTGCCGAGCTTGAAAAGAAATCAGATGGCAAATGGACTAGAAAAGAAATCCCCAACTGGCAACAAATCTGGCCTGAGTTGCATTAGACTGATTAAGCCTTTAGCAAGCAGAAACGTATCAATGATAAGGGTCGTGTTTCACTAGCCTAGCTTTAGGGCTTGACACATCGGAAAGACGGTGGCAGAATTGCATTGTTGTCTTGGCAGACGATGTAAGCCGTTTTAGTGTGTATTTTGATTCTCTTGCGCCTTGAAGCCGATAGAGAATGTCCCGAAAGGGTCTGCCAACAAAATACACTCTAAAACGGCTTTTTTATTTGTCTTTTGATAACCGTCAGAGAGCGTTATCTAATAGGGTTAAATCGCCCGTACTCAAGAAAGATTGGCTGGTCTACACCCGACTGCAAGCCACGTAGCCTTAAATGGGGACTACACAAGATTAGAGAACACGGTGGGACAAGACTCTAACTCGATTGAACATTAACTCCGGTAGGATTGGTATTGTTCTGTTATAAAACAATATGGATCGAGTTGGACTGCGTAGGGAAACTACACGCTATCCACCCTTGGGAATACTATTGTCCAAATAATAAAAGTACGGGTAATCACTAAGATAAATACCTCTTGTGCATTGTGTTTAGATGGCTTAATGTGATGCTTTTATGGAGAACATATGTCAACAGAACAAAAGATATTGCGGTATTGCATTGAGCCTAAAACAACAGTTGATATTGCTGATTACTGTGGCCTTGAAAAGATCAGCATCTACACTCAACTTGCCAAACTTCAGCGCAATAACAAGATCGAGAAACGTGGGGATGGTAGGCGTGGTTCTCCATGTGTATATGTCACCATTCGACAAGCACCAATTGCTACAGGATCTTCAGATAATTACGAAAACCTCGTTGTTAAACACGCCCACAACCCTTTTGGATTACGCTTATGAACCACGATCAATTTGCTTATTGGCTGCAAGGTTTTGTTGAAATGAACGGTGGCAGAGAGCCAACTAAAGAGCAATGGAAGATGATTAAAGATCACTTGCAATTGTGTTTTGTGAAAGGTGGGGTGAACATGACGCAATGGCAATACCGTCACCCTGAAAATATGCAACCGTGGCTTACACCTATTATTCGTGGTGGTTTTGGTGGTCAAGGTGGTGGAGGTGGGTGCTGACATGACTAAGGCCGACTATATCCATCTGTTTAAAGAGGCTTGCGGTGGCAAATGCAACGCTGAATACAACCCTTGTGCGTATCGCCAGGCTGCTGATTCGTTGGCTGCGTTGAAGCCTGTAGCTTGGGTGAAATCAACCGAAAGTGGTTACAACATTATTGGTTACGAAAGCGATGTTCTTAATCGACTAAGCAACGAAACACAACTTTACGCATTAGAGGCAAACATTGAAGATGCGCCACTATCGTAAACAGTTCTGGTATTTCCCCGAACTGGGTGTGTTTATGAAAGCGCACAATCGCAAAGTTATATTTCGCAAAGTCTATTACGTTTTTTAGGTGACAAATGAACCCACTTAGCCCGAAACAAATACTGAGAAACCTTGAGAATGGGTTTTTTATGACGCATCAAGAGCAAACTGATACAGCTAATTTGATTCGTCAGTTGCAACAAGCGCACGCCGATATGTTGTCTGCACTTAGGGCAATCGTTGCAGTTGCTGAAACAGAAACTTCATTCAGTATGCAAGTCATTAAAGATGGCGCAAATATTGCAATTAAACAAGCTAAACAAGCAACAGGTGAAAAATGAAACTAACTAACTTGTACGTTTCCGCTGCTGACAAATTACGATCTAAAGGTTTAATTTCCGATAGCCGTGAAATGACGTTGACCATGTGTTTATCAGAATTAGGTCAATTTGCCCCAACTGGCGAACGTGCGTTACTTGAGAAATACCTAACTCACATTGACAAGAAGATTGACAGGTTTGACAGGCCGGCATACAAACTATCGCCAGCCATGCGTATAGCCGCACAGCGAGCCGAACGGGAGCAAACGGTACTCATGGGTGTGGGAGGCTGGTAATGACGCTATGGGACTGGATGCTTGTGTTTTACGCCGCCGCTGCTGGATTGGTTGCCACAGCCCTTTGGGTACGTTGGTCACGCCCAACGAATTATCCCAAAGAGTTTGTTTGTGATGGTTGCGGTCAAGTCTGTACAACGCTGCGTGACGGGTTATGTGTTTACTGCGATAGGCAATTTAAGCCAACATCGACGAAGCCTTTACCTTAACGTCAGCGACCCGATTTAGCCATCCTTTGCCAAACGTTGCAAAGGTAGTCAAAGACCGATAGAAATCTTCTTTGGCTTGGCTAAATCGCTCGATTAGATCAACAGGGTCAACGGCTTGCACAGCTGCCATCGTCATCGGGCCAAACCCACCGTCTGGTGTAACCCCAACTGCGGTTTGCAACGTCTTAATTGCTCTGCCTGCGCCGGCATTAACGGCAAAATCAAACATTAGGTAATCAAGACCCATTGGCAACTCATCGCCACGCACAGCGTCGAAATACTTCTTTTTGTACAAAGGCTCAACTTTTTCCGGTGTAAGCCCACGCATTTCAGCCTCGTCTGACTCACGGCCCACCCAGTTCTCCCAAGTTGCTTTGGTTACGCCTAAGTTAGTCATGCCGCCTGGATCGCTTGGATGGTTTACAAACCCGCCTTCCGACTTCAGCATTAATTTAAAAGCATTGTCCCAATTACTTTGCATCGTCTTTCCCTATTTTTATACCGGCTATCGTGCCAACAAATGCCCCAACAATCATGTTAAAGGCTGGGTTAATCAATTTAAAAATTTCAGCGTTATCAACCAACGGGTCGAACAATCCAATCAAGACCACAACCACCGTTGACAGCAATACAACAGCGAGGGAAACGCAACAAATTATGGTTATACGGTCAGCAACAGTCATTTGATACTTCGCACCCAGTTTTGTAATTCGGTCAACATTAAGGTCGTTTCAGCGCATTGTCTAATAAATTCTGTGTTGGTGGAGGCTGCATTAGGGCAGCTGGTGGGCTTGGGAACGGTGGGCAAGTTACCGCTACTGGGATTTGGCTGCACCCTGTCAGCGTAATAATTATGAACAGCAGACAGACGAGCTTCATATTGATTTGAGATTGAAGCCGATATAGTTTCATGCTCTTTCACCTTTGCAGCGTTAATGGTTTCCTGTGCTTTGCCCAATGCAGCAATCTCAGCCTGAAAAGCAACGAATTTCTTGTGTTCATTGTTCCACCCCAAAAAGTACATTAGCGCACATAGCGCAAGAATTGCACCAATTTTCATCCACAAAGCACTTGGGAATACTGGGAACATCAATGCCCTCTAAAGTTGTTGTCATCTATTGTTGCAAAGCCCATATACGAGCCTACAACGGCGCTGACAAAGATATAGAACGGCATGGCTATCGTGCCAAGCGTAGGGGACTCAGACACAAGAATAAGCAAGGGAAAGACCAATGCAGCAAGCATAGACAACCATGCCATTCTGCGTCGATTCTTCCACCGATCCATTAAAACTTTTCAACCATGCGCCACAACCACGCTGTAAACGCTTGCCACTCTGCTTTCAAGTAATCAATCATTTGTCTACCTTTGATTCAAGTTTATCGAACAAACGGTCAAGCAACATTTCAACACGATCAAACCGCTTATCCATTTCGGATTTAAGCGTATCCATTTCTGACTTTTTGACGTAAGCATCGCTTACATGAAGTTTTAAATCTGCAATGTCAGATTTCAATTCTTTGACGGAATCCCACAATTGGCGAGCGAACCAACCCACAACGCCTAAACCAGCGCCAGCACCTATGTTGATGAGATTTTGCCAATCCATTATTTACCCTTAAACATTGCAAAGATTGCCCACGGAATCAGCCATAAACTGCATAACAGTATCAATGGCAAAATAAACAATACAGCAATAAAGTTAAGCAACTAACACCCAAGATTGCGTTGCCTCATCCCAATAATATGTGCCAGCACTTTTAGGATACGGAATAGGTGCATCCCATAAATACGTTTGTGTATTTAAAATCCATGACGGATACGGTTGTGGCGCATAAAATACACCCACCACGCCATTTTGAACAACGCTTGTATCTAACGTATAACCAATTCCTGCATAGTTTGCTCTTAACGCCACGCCGCCATCTGGTTGACCGTCAGGCCCGTAATGAACATTGCCGTGTGTGTTGTACGATGTTTGCCACCACAGGCTAGGATCACCTTCAGCGCCTGAATCAATAAATGATTGATCGGCTGCAATTACTTTTGAAACAAGCCCCTTATTATTTACAATTACAGCCACGTTTGCAAAATAACTCAAAATAATCTCCTAAAAATTATGCTGTAAATGTGCCGCTAGTTGTAAAAGTGTGGATCGTGTTGCCACCAGATGATGTAACTGTACCGCCTGTGCCACGTTGTGTGCCAGCGTAACTAATAATTACAATTCCTGAACCGCCTGTACCAGTTGTTGCAGTTGCTTGTCCACCACATCCACCTCCACCCCCACCAGTATTGGCCGATCCAGCGACACCGTTAACTAACCCACCCGCACCACCACCACCTGATCCACCAGCACCGCCGCCAGCGCCCGAGTTTGTGCCGCCACCACCACCGCCAGCATATGTTACGCTGCTGCCGCTTATGCTGTTTGCTGAACCCGCACCACCTGCACCACCAGCTGTAGCAGGGGCAGCAGAACCAGCAGCACCAGCACCGCCGCCACCACCGCCGCTTAAATTAACTGAACTATTGCCCGCACCACCGGCATTACCTTGACCAGACGTACCCGCACCTGCTGCACCAGAATTGCTGTAAGCGTTACCACCACCTGAGCCGCCTGATGATCCAAGATTTGAACTACTGCCGCCAGCACCGCCGCCACCACCAATAGCAATTGCAATAGTAGATAATGAAGAATTAACTCCATTTGTTCCGTTTACAGCGTTGCTTGCGCCACTAGCACCACCAGCGCCGACTGTTACTGTAGTAGACGATCCTACTAATAAACTTGTTGATGAAGAAAGCAATCCACCCGCACCACCGCCGCCAGAACCTTGGTTGGTTGAAACGCCTGCATAACCGCCCCCACCTCCTCCCGCTACAACAAGATAATTAACAACATAAGTTGCATTTTGTTGCAACGTACTAAGTCGCAACATTCCGCTTGTAGGCGCACGAAGTTTGCCAATTTGTCCTTGATTTCCTAAAGCCATTACGAAATGTCCTCATAAGAACAAACGACTTTTAATTTGCTTGCCGTACCAGCAACAGCACCAATCGACATATTTTCTTCAAGATAAATCATGGTTGTTTTATCAATCACAATTAAACTTGCCCCATTAGGGACAGAAATGGCAGAGGCTATTGGCGTTGCCGTTCCACCAAGAGCCGCAGCTGAGTAATGGTTAATAGTAATATTTACAGCTACTGACGTATCAATATTAGATACAACAAGCGAATCAATTTTAAATACTTTGCCACTTGAGGCAGCATTGCTTAAAACTGAAATTGCAGATGTTGAAGTTAAATCGGCAGTTACGACTTTGCCATAAATTGCGCTGACGTTAACAATATTAGGTGCGGCCATGATTTATAGTCCAAAAATAATTGAGAAAGCTATTGATTTGCCAGCCGAAACGCCGCCAGCCCCGATAAGTTGAAAATTAGTTCCATCATAAACAATTTGATATAACGATCCACTAATCAATTCACCCGCAGATAACACCGTTGTTCCATTTTTTACAATGGACTTAGCACCTAGCGCACTAATGTTAATTGTCACAGCGCCAGTATTTGTTGCAGCAGCAATAAATTTAAAAGTCTGACCAACAGCATAAGCAGTCAACGATGGGCTAACAGACGCTGTAATCGTGTCTGTGCCTGCTGCTGTTAAAAACGATCCAGTCGAACTTTGAACTTGCGATAAGTTTGCAGAATCAGTCGCAGACGAACCCGCCCCCAACCCTGTGAACTTGAAAGTTCCCATGGGAATATTGGCTGTCGGTGTTGTTTGACCGTCTTTAGTCAACGCCGTTGTTAACCCCGTTGCAAGATCAGCAGTCAACGCATTAAACGCTGTTGATGAAATAACTGTGTTTGTAACAACTGGCTGACCAGTTGAGTTGATGACGAACGTGCCTGAACCGTTGTAAGACATTGTAATTACCTCTTATTGATTTCTGTTGTAAGTTCTAAGCATTTCCTGCGTTGCTAAAATTCTAGCCAATTCTTGCGGGTTTTTTGTTGCCATTACGCCCGAACGCATAAGATCAGATGCTCTTTGAGCTGCGTTTTCAGTCATTTTTGTAGCACCATATCTAGCACCTGCGCCGACAATAGGCAATGCTACAGCGCCCAATGCATCACCCATAAGATAACCTAAACCGCCTGCACCACTTGCGCTGACAACACCAGTTGGTGCTAATTTGCCAAAAAATCGCAATACGTTAGAAGTAGCAGATCCAGCAGATACGGCTTTAATTGCGTCTTGTTCTTCTTTGTTAAACATACGCATTTTGTCTTTATCTAAAGCAAGCGCCCTAAATTCAGACCTTAATGCGTTTTCTTTTCCCGATCCTGTAAAGAAAGTTGATTTTAATTCAGCCCTTTCTAAAATATCATCAATCGTGTCTGATTTGCTCACTTTAGTCCACAAAGCTCGTGCTTGCGTAAGTGAATCAACACCTTTTTTATCGCCTGCCAAAATGTCATTTGCGCCTGCGTTTGTAACGTAATCATCTAACTTTTTAACCATTATTTGAGCAATCCTTCGCTCGTCTGGTTCTTTGCTTGCGGCTGCGCCTTTTACGACACGGCGCAAAATTTCCATCTCACTTAATGTTGGATTTTTACCAACTTCATCAACAAGTCTAGTCAATGCGGCAGAAGCATTTGGGTGAATTGTTTTGTCAATACCCGCATTTTTAGCGGCACTTGAAACGTCAAGCACAAAATCTTTAAAACCTGTGTCTTTAAATACAACACCTGCATCGTCAGCAGCTTTGTACGCAGCGCTAGATTGAGCCGCCAAGGATTCTCTTGTTGGAACGGTAGATGGCTCGCCTTTAAATGCTGACGTAATGCCCTTTTCATCAATATTCTTTAATGCTGTTGCTAAAGATTTACCGCCAGCACTTGTTGCCAACCCTGCGCTTGTTCCTGCCAACAATCCAACAGCAGCTTGCGAAAGAGGGTCTGCGCCACCTTGTTTTGCTGCTTCTGTAGCAACTTCGCCTGCACCGCCGCCAACAACTTGAGCAACTGGTGCGGCAGCAAATTGGCTTGTTAAATACTTGCTCATTGGCTGCACAGCTGATGTTGCCAATCCTCTAGCGGCAGCTATTGGGCTTACAGCAGCAGCAGAGCCTCGACGCAAGGCAGACATTAACTGTTCATTTTCTGTTTCTGCTTTTGGCAATCCTACAAAATCAAGACCTTTTTGTATTTGTGATTGACCACTAGGAATGTAACCGCCTTGCTTCCCAGTTAAAGCGTTATAGCCGGCTGTAACGGCTTGAAATGGCAATGCAGCAACGTCATAAACAAGCGCAGGTAATTGCGAAACGCCTTCTATCACATCCCTTACGCCCATTCCAAAGTTTTGCAACATTGATTTAGGCGCAGGCGTTTCTTTTGTGTCAACGGGATTTTGAGCGTGAAACTTGTTTGCAAGTGTCCACGCTTCGTTTTCGTCTTTGGCATCAACCTCGTAAGTTTCTTTGCCAATTTTTACTTCAAATGTTCCGGCACTCATTGTTGGCCCGTCCGTGGAGTAATCCTACGAACCGAACCAGATGGTGCAGCGCCAACAGGTAAATATTTTTTATTAAGTTCAATAACAGTATTGAGCGCTGCAAGTCTATTTTTGTAAGGAACTAAAGGATTGCCAACGTCTGCCGCAGCTTGTTTATACAGCTGAACGTCAAGAACGCCTTGTGGCCCTTCAAACCTTGGCACGTTACTAGTCAATCCAGCAGCAATAACTTTCAAACTTGCATCTGCGGCAGATTTATTAGTTGCATAACCCGCCGCATCTGTTGCAATTGTTGCCAATGTTGATAAAGCGCCAGAGCTTGCTTGAGGAAGCAATCCTTTTGCCTTTTCTGCCAATTCAATAACAGATATGCCTTGTTGCGCTTTTTTGTCAATTTCCGAAATAACAGGAGTTCCACCTGCCGCTTGCGCCGCAATTTGTGATTTAGGCATTAAGACTTGCCCGCCACCGCCTTTGGGATCAGGTACGCTAACAAATTCAAATTCAGATCTAGCACCTTCTACTGATCTTGTTTCTGCACCTTTAAACCTTGCATTGATAGCTTCTGCTTCCGCAATTGGCATGGCGGTTAATTTGCCATCAATCATTACGTTTATTGTGCCTGCCGCAGGCGGTGGTGCTGCTTGTGTAGTTTTCCCTGTTGGATCTGTAACTGATGAACTTGGTGCAACAACTTGCGTTAACTTTTTGTTAATGAACGCTGTTGCCAATTCTTTAAATTTAGGATTATCAGGTGTAATCCCTGCGTCAGCCAATTCTTGTGCAAGAGGTGTTTGTGTCGGTACTGGGGAAATGCCCTCAACCTCAACGTATTTACCATCTTTACCCATTTGTACAAAAACTTGTTTGCCATTACGCATAACTGCAATTGGCGCACCCGCTGGCATATTGACGTTAGTAATTGAACGCTTTGCTTGCGCTTGTTCAATTTGATAATCTTTCATTGTGCCTTTGTATCCTTGCTCTTGAGCAAGACGGTATTCAGCCAATGGCCCTGTATTTTGTTTTTCTAAACTTTCGTACATCAATTTAGCAACTGGCGAAGCGTATGGGTTTTGACCCATCAATATTTCTAACAATTTGGCACGCTTTAATTCCGGTGTCATTTGTACTGCCGGTTGTGCAGGAATTGCTGCTTGTGGTGCTACGGCAGGCTGAAACGGCACAGCAGGCGTTTCTACGTTGCCCGACGGTGCTGTTTGCAGATTTGGATTGTCCTCAAAGTCAGCGCCCATTGGGGTAAATGACGTTGCAGGCCGTGCTTGAATTTCAGGCATACCCATGACCGCAGCACGACCAGGAGAGGCTGGCCTGTCTTGCAATCCTGATAACATTTGTTGCGCTTGAACCTTGGCTTCTTGATTCAGTTTGATGCGTTCATCTTCGCCCGTACCTTTTGCGCCCATATAGGCTTGCAACACTTTCGCAAGTCCAGACAAGGGAGAAATAGGCGCTTGAATCCCTTGGTAGCTTTGAATATCAACAGGTTGAAAAGCCTGCTGTTGCATAATTTGCGCTAACTTTTCGTTGCGCTGAATCGCCGCTAATCTAGTGTTGTAATCCAAATCCATGATTAAGTCCCCATGTCACCAGTATATTTTGGCGCTTGAGCATTAGCCGAATCAAACATACCGCCAGTTTGTGCTTGACCAAGTTTAAGTCGGGCAATGTAGTCTTTATAATCCTGCATATCGCCTTGCTGATTAAACTGGTTGTACATTTTCATCGCATCTTGTACGCCGCCAAACGGGTTTTGAGCCGCTTGTTGACCCATTGATTGCGGCATCTCTTGTTGCCCTTGCAATGAAGTCTGCTGGGCTTGCTGTTGCAGCATCTGCGCCATTTTCTGTTGCGGAGAAAGGTTTACATATTGATTAAGCATCGCAATTCCTTAATAACTCTAAAGTAGGCAACAAGGCAGACTTTAGTGCCGCCATGTTTATTTTATATTTTTCATGCAAATTTGGGTGTTTTTCTTTCATCCATGCCACTCGATCCGCTGAATGTGCCAAATACGCTGTGCAATCGTAACAATCAAGGCTTGAATGGTCGATTGCAAAATGTTCTGGTAATTGGCATTGAGTCCGTAAAAACGCCAAAACTTGCTCTTTAGTCCATGTTTCTATCGGTTGAATGTAAGTCACACCATTGACTACCGACCCGTGCCGAGCCGTGGATTTGTGGCTTTCATCAAGCCTTTGCCCACGAATCAAATGCGTAATGCCACGTTTTGCAATTGCCTCTGTCAGAGGTTGCCCAACGTTTGACCAACAGCAATTCAAATAACTCTGCACTCGTACTGGTTTATCGCCTGCAAACACCATACCTTCAAGGCTATGGTCAACTGGCACAACATCGCTTGGATAACCGTAAAACTTAATCTGCTGCTCTTGGTCTGACTTAACTTCAATAAACTCAACCGACTCTGCTTTTACTTGTTCGATGATCTCCATCGTTTCAGGGTAAGCCTTGCCAGTATTTGCCCAAAAGACGATAGGATTTTTTTCACGGTACAAGTACCAACACGCTAAAGAATCCTTCCCGCCTGAGAACGCTAATCCAAGCATTAGAAATAAGCCATTGCCGCAGTTGATGCCAAACTTGTAAGACCTTGAATCCCCGCATTAGCGCCAGCTTGCTGAATACCATACCGTGACATATCAGCCTGACCTTGCGCCTGCGTACCCGCAAAAGTTGGTGATGGTGCTACGCTCATGCCTTGATAACCTTGGAATTGAGGCAATTGAATCTGTGACCCCCCCATTAACCCAATAACTTCGTTAATTGGCTGTTGTCGTAATGCCAAATCTTGAGCCAATTGCTGTTGCTGTGCGGTATTTTGGAACTGGGCTTTTGCTAGTGCTTGGTTGTACTGTTGACCTTGTGCGGTAATGCCCTGACCAAAGTTTTGACCAACAGCAGCATTTGCCAATTGATCCGCAGTAATACCTTGACCAAAGTTTTGTCCAACTGCCGTGTTGTATAAGCCGGCCTGCGACAACTGCTCGTTTAATCCTTGCTGACGAGCTGCCATATCAAGGTTGATACCTTGCAAAGCCGCTTGGTTGTACAAGTCATTCTTGCTCATTTCACGGTTTCTAAACGCAGCATCGTAGGCAGCTGTGCCTGGCGCTAAACCTTGGTTTGCTAATGCTTGTTTAAAAGATACATCACCCGCCTGAATAGTGGGGTCAAGCCTTGCCAAGATAGCTTGTTGAGCGTTTATGCCTGCATTAGTAGGCATGACAGTTAAACCACTAGTGTCAATCTGTCGTTGCGCTAAACCGTAAGTGTCAGCAGCAGTTTTTGCTTGTGCCAACCCATATTGATCGGCTAATGGCGCTGCTTGATACCCAGTAAAATCTTTTTTAATCTCAGTCGATGTTGGTGTAAAAGGTTGCGAAAGCGTGGCGTAAGCATTTGAAATGCCTCTTTCACCAAGGTTTGCCAATGCAGTTTGTACTCGTTGCTGTGCATCTAGCGTTTGTTGCGCTTGTGGGGTAAGGGTTTGCGTAACGGTTGGTTGACCACCACCAGTCATAAACCCTTCACGGGTTGGCGCAGAACCTCGTTTTGCATTGGCTAAATCAAACCCAGCTTGATCAAAACTTGTTTGACCACCTTCGCCAGTTCGATAATAAGAATTGGGGTCAATTTTGTCTGCGTTGTATTTAGCCAACGCTGTTTCATACGAGGCTTGGTCAAACGTTGGGTTTGAATAAGTGACAGTTTGATTCCCAAATGGCGTATACATATTTGGGTTTGACATAATATTTGACTGCCTAGCCGCCGTTAGGTTATCAATACCCTGCTGCTTGGCTGCGCCAATATAATCTGGTGCTGGTGGTGCTGCGCTTGACTTACCCATTTTCTACCCCTAGAAATCGGCACTTTTCCCGTGCCAACGTCAAAAATATAATATCGCCATCCGGTGCTGCATCTTTTACCCTTGCTTCTTCAACAAAACCCATCTTAATAACTAATTTTAGGCTCTTTGCATGGGTACTGCTCACCGGCACAATAATCTTTTTTACCTTACAAAAATCAAAAGGGTATCTAAATATTGCTTTCAAATACCCTTTTGTAATGCGTCCTTCAATTGCTATGTGGCACACAATTGAGGCTTGATTCCAGTTCTCGTAAATCACGCCTGCAATAATCTGACCGTCACGCTCTAGCCCAATTGCCTGCGAACCATCTGCAAAATATTTACCCTGTACTCGCTCTGCTACCCAATGGCCTATTTCAGCGCCTTGGGTTATATGCCACCCCAACCTTGTTGGTAAACAATGTCCGTTGATGCCCATAGAATTGTTGTTCCTTGAGAGGCAGATTTAAACTGTGTTGCAGCGCAATAGCCAATGCCAGTCACGCCTTGCCAATTGTTTGTGATGACCGTGTCCGTAGCCCAATAACCAACATCCCACAATGCAACGTCCCATTTAGCAGATACTTGTGGGCTAAAACTTAGAGCCGCAGTTGTATCTGCCAAATCAAAATCCATATTTAAACCAATGAATATTGACGGTGTGCCGTTAGTAAAGATTGACGGTCTAGCTCTAGTAAAATACTTTTTGTACCCACGGGCATCAAAATAATTAAACGCTTGCAACGCATAGCCATTAATGTCGCTAACATCATCAGCATAATTATCATCCCACGCATGGGCAACAAACCCATTACCGCCCCAGTACGGCTCGTTGTCAAAGATTGCCCAACAATTAGCAGCTTGACCTGTAAAGTTACACCAGGCTTTTGTGATGTTATTCATTACATACTGCTGTTGTTGACCTTGAGCAACTGGCACATTGACCGTCAAAGCGTTGTGCTGTGGGTCAAAAATAATATCCCAACCAAAACTACTGCCATATTGTTGCGTTGCGGCAGTAAATGCGCCTTGTATTTTGTCGGACAGAGCAACACGGGGATCAAGTCTGGATGATTGCAGACTTGCGGCAAGTGGATATAGACCGTTGTAAGTCAGCATCAACATATCGCCGCCATACTTTAGCAAGCATCGCTTGCCAACAGGCTTCCCAACCCTCCAAACGCCGATTAGCGCCCATTTCGTAGAATCTGAGGGATCAGTACCCGCCCATACAATAATCTCGCCATTGGACGTTATAAACACTAAGTTATCGTCTACGCCGTAGCCTGCATCAATCGTCCACGTTCCAACGGCAACCAAGAACCCACCAAGTTGGGCAACCGAACTCATGTCAATTGCGTTAGCTGCGCCTGCAATGCTCAAAGTTGGCAAATACCATGCTTTGAGCGAATTGTTTTGTGTAAACCAAACTTGGTTTTTAAAAATAGCAACGTTGCTCAGACTGCTTGCAGTTACGCCAGTAATTGTTGGATTTGTCCATGCTGACCCGTTGTACAGTAACGGCGCATCTACGCCATTGACCAAATACAAGTAGCCACCGGCTGGCGTTGTGACGTTGGTGTATTCCCATCTTGCATTACTTAAACCCGTCTTTACCGCTGCGCCAACTGCACCGCCGGCAGTACAGTCATAAATCGACGTTCCTGCAATTGCAAACAATTCGTCAGTTGCACCGCTTGAATAACCCATCAGAGTTTCAACTTGACCCGTGATGCCGGTAGAATATTTAGTGTATCCACCACGTAACACCACATTGTTGACTGTGGGGAACAAATTGGTTAATTGAACGGCATCGAGTGTATCCATGTTCGCAATGGAATCTCGCACGTTCCAACCACCGATAGGCGCTGGTAATGACTGAACCCGTGCCGCCGTACCTTGAACAAGTCGGCTTGCCATTAGTTTGTTCCGTAGCCAGTATCAGGAATGTTGTCGTAGCCAATCAATACTGTGCCTGGGCGTGGTGCAAACGACAAGTTAGCCGCTGATGTATCCTGCGCCCGAACAATCTCGAATTCCTCGATATAGTTTCGGTACATCGCCGTGGTATCAAAGCCTTTAGCCTCAAAATACTTGAGCTTAGTAGCCAATACCATCAGTCGATCTGGGTAAATGCAAGTATCTGTGTCAGCAGTAAATGAATCTTTTACAACATTTGTTGACGATAATGCCCAACCCTTTGACCGATACTCGTAACCCAAAAGCTCGTTAGTGGAAACACCAGGCCAAATCTGAAAGTATTTACCTAACAAGCGCCAGCGAATACGTGGGCCGGTAGCGATAAAGCCTGAAAGCAACCATTCCCATTGCTGTGGACTCTCTGGGCCTAGCATCTCCCAATGCTTGCTGAGATCCCAATGAGTACGAGGAACGGTTGATTCGTAATCTGAGGGTAAAGGGTACTGCACCTTTTCAAAAGTGATTGAAGTGCCTAAATACGTCCCTGTAGCGGGTAAGTTGATCGTTACTTGCGTAGCTGAGTCAACCGATTCAATGTAAGCCGCATTTGAGATGCCATTACCCACAACCTGATACGTTGTATCAAGCCCAGCAGTCGATGGGATGTTGGTGATAGTGTATGTATCTTCAACCACATCACCTGTCGTTACGCTGAAGGTTGTGGTGAATGTGTGTCGTTTGGTTAATTCTCGCCAGTCATGCTTTCGCAAGAACTCATAGCCGGCAGCGTTCATCAACGCCAAGATTTGAATTACATCTTGGTTCGTATTCGATGCCACAGTAGTTGGCGTTGATACACCCAATTCATTGGTAACTTGGGTGACTAGCTGTAGCATCGTTGATGACATTTATTCCTCTTTTTTTGGCCTCCCAACCTTCTTTTCCGACAACTGAGCCATCAAAGCCGCCATTTGCTCTTTGACTTGAGCAAGTTCCTGCTTAGTGTGTTCAATCTCAGTTTGACTAGAAGATTGGTTTTTAACTTGCAAATAACGCCTTGCCAACTCTCGCAAGCCCATCGCACCCATGCCAATACGCTGCAATTGGTTATCGGTAGCGGTAGCAACTTGCTCAACGGTCTGGAACTTAAAAATTTGCAATTCTGCCATCTGCATATCGTTAAAGTTCTCAGGATCGTCTTTTACCCATTGTTCCAACGGTACGCCAATAACTTCAGCGTTGTTGTTTTGCATCTGAAAGTGCAACCATTGGCGTGGAAAACGTCTTTTGTGATCTTCCCGAACGGGTTGGTCAACAATGTTCGTTTTATCGCCTGGTACTGTAATTCTAACAAACGGCTTTTCTTTATACGGTTCTTTGTCGTAAACGTAAAATTCAACGTGCAAATGGTTGTCTGCGCTGTGAATATCGCTGTCTAAAGCCAATTTAAGCCCCTGTTAATGTTACCCATGTAGTTGCGGAAGTTGCTTTTACCAACATCGTTTTAGCCGTTGCAAGCGTAACACTTGACGCAGCTGCGTTCATTGTAGTGCTTGTATTGTAAGGATAGACGGTAATTGTCTGACCCGAATCATTACGAATAATCATCTCTGCGCCAGTTTCGCAAGGTGGCAACTTAACGCCAGTCGATGCTGCTGAAGTCGTGATCGTGTTGTTTGACACGTTTAACTGCAAAGCATCTGCTGCGGTTGTGCCAGTAGCAACTAGGCCGACAGCGCCTTCGCCACAGATTACTTGAGCCGATAACGATGAATTGCCTGCGCCCATAATTCTTGATGGAAATGCCATGATAATCCTTAAAGTTTAGTTACTCATCGCTTTTGCCATTTCGTGCAAAAGTCCATCGCCACATACTTCAATCGTAACATCACCAAAGCCTGCTACGACATTCTGAAAATCTGTTACTTGTTGTGCCATCCACGGCGCACACTTGTACGTCACATCGTTAATCATAGCGTCAATTACACGTTCTGCGTCATTACTTTCTTGTTTGTATGCATGGTGTTCGCCATTTCGGTAGCTTGAATCCATACCAAACATAAAGATGCGCTGAAACCCTTGCAACTTAGCCAATATCAACGACAAGATGCCAACAGTTGTAAACCCGCCCATCAAATGAACTGGTCGAGCTTTTTCATGCTCAAGCAATTCATAAACGCCAGGCGTATTGGCGTGAACTAGCACCACTTTATAACCTTCCAACGCATCAAATACTGCATTGTCGCATTGGCTAGTGATGTAAAACGTAGTCGATTGTTGTGGATTTTGAACAAATCTCACGTTTTCTGGTCGAGCGTCAAGCATCACCATTACGTCAGGGATGATGCCTTGGCTTTGCAAATGATCGTAAGAACCGTTCATTGCCCACACTTTTGCGCCGTTTTGATGACGGGCTTTTAACTGGTCAATCGTGTCAACCAGACTTGGCCCACCACCAACAAGACAGACGCTGCCTTGGGATGACTCGTCAAAATCAAACCAAGGCAACGACCTTTTTACGGATCGCTGCACATTGCCCAACAAAACGTCAGGCTCTGTGTTCCCTACAACATCAAGTACAGCTTCAATCATTTAGGTGATCTGTGACTGGAGATGTGGACGGTTAATTGTCACGGTAATGGTTGAAGTCGTAGAAGTGACGGTGGTCAAGTTTGCTGAACGAGCAGCAACAACTTGCAAACCGGCAGATGCCAAGACTTTTACACGACCGGCTGTAGCCGACAAGAACAGAGTGACGTTAGGTGCAACGGTCACAGCAGTTTTCTTGATGACTGCATTACCAGCGATTTGATACCAACCGTATAGACCCGCTGTGCAAGCCGACATAGCGACTGCGACAGGTACGTCTTGAACGGCGGTGTTGACAACCAAAGTTGTTTGGTAAGTTGTAGCGTTGTAACGCACAACAGAACCAACAACAGTTGATGCCACGCCTAACAACAGGATGAATTCACCCTCGCCGTAGGTTGGATCAAATGCACGAACAATAGTGCCGAGAACAGCTGGGGGCGTAGGAATAGTCGTGCCGCCTGCGGTTGTAACACCAGAGTCCGTTTGATCGATATTTAAAACCCCGATCCGAGGTTCGTCAAATGTATATGCCATGATGGTTTCCTTTAAGCGATCAGAACGCCGCAGAATTGCGGGCCTGAAGATGTGAGGTTCCCGGCAAAACCGATGAGCTTAACGATAGCGTCTTGGTTAACAGCTTGACGTTCGCCGCCGATTGGCACGAAATTACGATCAGCGTGTGGACGGAACATCATGTACTTGGTGTTCAAGAACCACATATGATTGGCAGTTGCATCGTTACCGATACCACCGTCTAAGATCACATCTGATGCCATGCCAGCGCCGTAGTATTTCAACGATGCAAAGCCTGCACCAACTGCCGAATTGCCACCGTCTGAAATACGTTGGATTGACTGCAACGATTGCAAATACAGCTTGTAATAGTTGTTGTCGCAAACGATCAGATCAGGTTTGTCAGTTCCACGAATTAGCTGAACAGCAAGAGCATCCATGTACGACTGGATGTTTGATGCTGAAGTAGCCGAACCGCCATCTGTCACGCCTGAGAACTTAGCCGAACGCCAGAACGAGAACGATGCACGGTTAATTCCACCGTATGTGCCTGTGCTCGGTGCGTCCGGGACTGCGGCCCCAAGCCCGGTGATATTTTTCCCGGAGTTTCCTGTGCCGTCTAGGTAAATGTCACCCGAAATACGGTTAGCCAATTGTGCTTCGGCAACCATCATACGACCATCTAGCAAATCGATAATTGCTTCTTTACCGCTGTTCTGAATCATTTCCAAGCCGCTGATTGAAATTGCAGCAGCGTACTGGGTGATTGAAAATTGAGCAGCAGAAATTGGGCTGTTCTGCGAAACGTTCAAAACTTCATAGCCTGAATAGCTATTGGTGTTGTCGGTTGCGGCATCCTGGTACATAATTTCTTGCAAAATTACGTTACCGCCAGAAAACGTCTTTACGTTGCCACGTTCTTTCAAACGGCGCAGTAAAGCGTTGTTGTTTGTTACGTTGTCAGCAAGTTCACCGGTGCGGCTTTGAATGTTAGTCGCAATGATGTCGCTGATCGAGCTATTGGCAAATGCCATAGTAATCTCCGATTAGGTTATCAAAAACGTTCATTAAGATTGTCAAACTGTTCCATCAATAATGAACGCCTATCTTGCGCTTTGGTACTCGTCGCTGCCCCTGGTGTTGAGGATTTAACGCTGACCGCTGCCGCCCTAGCTGCTTTCGCTGCTCTGTTCGATGCTTCCCGTTTTGCTGCATCTGCTTGACCCTGTGAGGCTTGCTGATGTTTTGTAAACAGGTCGTTATCTAGGCGTATTGCCTTTTGGTACGCATCATCCAAGTCCTTTGCCACACCGCTGTTAAGCAGTTGGATCATTGTTGGACGAGCTTCCTCAAAATACTCTGCTTTTGATTGAAACTGGTTAATTTCGCTCAAAAGTGCTTCATTCTGTGCATTTTCCTGCGCTTGCTTCCAATTTAACACCTCGCCACGAACTTGTGCAAGCTCGTTTTGAATAGCGTAAAAGTTAGGATCAGTAGGCTGAATCTGCACATCGCTCATGTTGATGCCGTACTGTTGAGCTAATTGTGCAAAATATGCTTGTTTCTGCTGTGGCGATCCGTGGCGCAAGACGTTATCAGCCTCCATCAAGGCTTTGACCGCTTGTGGTGCTTCAATGCCTAAACCACGGATGTTGTTCATGTACGGCTCAATGGCTTGCTGCATTTGGTCAGCATATTGAGCTTTAGTCAGCAAAGGCTGAACCCCTGCTCTCATTTCTTCTTCACGTTTCCAAGCGTATTCTTTTAGCTTTGGATCAGCGGTTGTCCAAGCCTCGTGATAATCCTTCTTCCACGATGCCGGTGGTCTTTCCCAAACTGGTGGCTCTGCCGGTGGCTCAAGATTGGGTTGTTCCTGCGTCTTTACTGCCTCGACTGGTGCTTCATTCTGAACCTCATCGAACTGCTGTGACAGTAATTCTCGACGATCTGGCTGTTCAGTATTTTCCAATTGCATACCCCTTTAGGTAAATTTACGGCGAAGTTGTGAAAGAACTTGATTTGCCTGTTTGTGCGTCATGTTTGCTAGCTGCTGCCGCATGACTTCCCTGCGTGTGTCAACAGGCGGTGGCAACTTGGTTTCCATCTTCTCATTGCCCACTTCAAAGCAATTATGTTGGCGCAAGTGTTCTCGATGAATTGACCGGCTCGTAATCATTGACCCGTCAATCATGGATTTGTAGGGCTGAATGTCTGGCATAACCATTGGGCCAAGGCTCTCGTAATGCTCTTTTGAACCTTTCTCGACCAGTTCGCCATTAACGTATATGTAAGTTTTTTTCATAACAGAGCTATAACGTCCTCATCATCCATTTCTATGTGTTCGTTGTAAATCCGGTTTACCCGATCTAAATCAGCCAACATCGCATCGTAATTGATTACCGCTGGCGCTTTAGCTGTGGCCTCAATGACAAACGGCTCTGCAATTTCCTCTGCAATCCTTGGTTTACCCTCTACTATTTGCTCAAATAATGCAATTACCTCGTCCCGCCTTGCTTTTGCCTTTGCTGCCTCTGCCTTACGGTGTTCTTCTTCCTTTCTCTTGCGGTCAACGCCATCGTGGGTGTCAACGTCAATTAGGACGGGTACATAGTCCCATGTCGCAACGTCCCACGTTCCGGTGTCCCAATACCCGTTCATGCAAGCTCAACCCCTGCGGCTCTCCCATCTGCGCCACGGATAATTTTCTTAGGCGCTGCAATTACCGTCATTACGCCGTTGATTTTATCCATAGCGGTGTTGTGCATATTGCTCATGTTGTCGTGCATCTGCACCATGCGGTTCATCGCTTGCGTCACATTGTCACCCAATTCTGCGGCAATCTTGGTGCTTGCAGCCTCTTGCGCCTCAAGTAACGGCAAGTCTAAGCCTGGGTTTGCCCCAATCCTAGCCACCATGATCTTGGTTGCCGACTCAAGCTCAGTTTTCCACTTTTCCAATTGTTCGGCAGCTTGCAACTTGGCTTGTTCCATTGCCTGCATATACTGTTGTTTTTGCGCCTCAAGTTGGGCATCTGCTTGCAGTTTCATTTGGTGCATCTGCATATCAGCCTGTGCCTTGGCTTGGGCAACTTGAATATCGGCTTGCGCCCTCAATTGTTCAGCCTGCGCCGTGGCCTGCATCTTCATCTGCTCGTTTTGGGCTTGAGCTTGCATCTTCATTTGCTCAAACTGCTGCTCTGCCTGCATCTTCATAACTTCAGGGTTTGGCGGTGGTGGCTGCTGTGCCATCATTTGCTGTTTTTCTTGCAACTGTTGCATAGCTTGGTCAATCGTACCCTCAATCGGTGCGGCTTTCTTGTATGCGCCAACGCCAAACTTAACCAATTCGATCAGCATAGGCACTAACTCTGGCGCTTGTTGACCCATTGGCAATGCTTGCGTCAAGAACCCACCCATCGCTTGCAAGAACTCAACTCGCTCACGTTTGTTTTGATTCTCGTCAATTTGCACTAGGCTATCTGAATCCACTTGGATGCGGAACGAACGCAAAGGCTTGTCTTGAATTAGCTGCAACGCCTGCGGGATTAGCGCCTGATCTGCCGGCTGCATACCTTGTGCGGCAGCGTACATAAGGATCGTTGTGGGCTGAAACTTAGTGCAAATGACTTGGGCTTTTAACTGGAATAACTCACTCGCAAACAGGGCAACATCTTCTTGCATCGAGCGCAAACGCAGTCCTGCATACTGACCCTTAATCTGTTGTGCCGTAGCGGTTTCAGAGGCTTGTCCCTGTCCCCGAATAATGTCACTAATACCTGTAATTTCATAGATTTGGGTTTTGATTTCATTCATTGCTCGATAACATTGCATGAGCGTTGCCGCCATCACATCAATTGGCAACAGGTCAATCGACCCTTTCAATCCACCCTTTTCAGAGAACGCCATCCACTTATCGACTGGAATTAATGTGTTGTTATCGCCCTCAGTCAAAAGACGCTGTAATGTGGGTTGTGATGCGTCATAGACCCCACGAACACGCAACGCTTTAACTAGCCCGTCAATGCGGTCAGTCAAAATGTCTAGGTCTGTCGCTTGGTCTTGATACAGCACAAAGTCTGGCACAGGCACAAGCGTGTCGCTAGTCATCGTGGCGTACAAAGGTTTGGCACACGGAAAAAAGTTTTCCAGTTCTAATGGATCTTCACGTTCATCAAGAATGTTTGGGCAACTCTTGCTAATCCAGTACACCTTGCCACTTTCTTTGTCCCATAGTTCGCAAATCTTAGCCCGTGTGAAGTCTTTGGATTGTGTCGAATACTGCTTATTGGTTTCCGGTCCTGCATCTAGCGGAATGGATTTAGCCGTTTCCTCGCCAAATCGTTCGATGAGGCTATCTTTGGTCATGTACACCCAGCGCCAAACTTGGGTGACTTCTTCCCATGTACGGGCAACCGAATGTCCAAAGTCTTTCCAATGGACGTAATCGGTAGGCGCACACTCGTACTCAATTTCTTCTTGTGGCTCAACTTCCTCACCCATAGCGCCATCAAGCGTCATAGCAGTCTTGACTTGCTGACCTGTGCTGTCAACCTCGTCTACATCTTCTGTCACTTGCAGACCATCTTCGGGAATGTCTTGCGCCCGAACGTGCGGCTCGTAACGCACCCATGCCACGCCTCGACCACCCAAGAACCTGTCCTCAACTGCGTGTTTCATGGTCGATCTGAAATCGGTGTAATGCTCAATCTCAAAGTCCAAGGCACGTTCAATCAACTGGCTGGCAACACGGGCAACTGGGTCGTTATCCCCAAATCGTCGAGATACGTCAGCCTTTGGCAATCTGGCATACACCGCAGGAATCAGCGTCTGTACGTTAGACCACAGAATGTTAAATTTAGCGGTTTCGTTGGTGTTCTGATTGCGGTTGTCATCACGGTAGCGCCTCACAATCTTGTTTGTGCGAGCTTCCCACTTCTTGAACTCATTGTCGTATTGGCTGATTACATTTAGCCACTTCTGAACGCCAGTCAATGCTTCCATTTTGATACCTTAGTATTTTTGCGTGAAATTAACGCCAACTTGCGGCATAAACATACCTAAGCGTTGACCACCGGCTGAACCAACTGCGCCAGCGCCTCCTGCGTATGGGCTGATTGTGGCGTTCTCACCAATAGGAATATTGCCCCTAATTTGACCAAACCCTGATGCAATGTTGTTGCCAACCCCACCAGTTCCAATCATTTGAATATAAGGGTTAATCATATTTTCAGATGGATCGCCTTGCATTGTTTCTTGCCTCATGCCAACAGGAATATCTGTCGGTTGCATCATTTTTCGTGCTTGTTCTTGAGCCTGCAAAAATTGAGCAAGCATCCTTTGTTTTTCATCATCTGTTTGATATTGAAAATCCATTTTAATATCTCGCAAAAATTACGTCACGGTTTACCCGCCCGACAATCTCGTAGCCCCAATCTTGGAGTAGGTTGATCGTGTCCTCGTCGCTGTACCCGTATCGACTGCCCAAGCCTTTAAGCTCTAGCGTGATAACTGGGTGTGTCTTTTTGATCGTGCGTTCTGCACCTAGCAATGCTAAATGCTCGTAGCCTTCAATGTCTAACTGGATGAAATCGCAGTTGTCTACGCAAAAGGAGTCAATTGTTAACACCCGAACGTCATTGCCGGCTTTTAATTGGTGCGCCCCAATGTTCTCAGGGTATGGGTGATCGACTGACGCTGTGCCTTGTTTCTCACCAAATGCAGCCCAATGATGCTCAATGTTGGCGTGGCCTGCGACATTCAATAGCAACGCCTGATAGTTGACCAAGTCAGGCTCGACTGTAATGACACGATCAAATTGCCCTGCCATAGTAGCGGGATAAACGCCAATATTGCCACCGGCCTGAATAACTGTACGAAACTGATTCATGTGGGTATAGCTCACATTCAAGTCTGGTAGCTCGACCAAAAGTGCGTTAATGCAGCACTCGTCAATATCGGGAACTTGCCAGCCTTCAACCAATTTCATAGGGTATCCTTGTTTGTTCCCACGGTCTAGGCTTGCCGTGGAATATCACAACCTTGGCATCGTCTACCCCTTTGGGCAGCACATCAGCCTTAAAGCTCACAATCCCATCTGCAATGTCCTGCCAATACGTCACTTTGTCCCGCATAAAGTGTTCAATGTAACTTTGATCGCCACCCGCCGTATACATCTGTAATGCGGCAAACTTGTCGTACAAATCAACAGGTTTCGACCAATACATCATGCTCGACTGCATCGCTTTCGGGTTGTACTGACCCCTGTAAACATCACGCATAATTACAAAATCGTGCTGCTTTGCCGCCTCGATCATTGCCGTACAGTCACCAGTCAGAACCGTATCTAGGTCAAAGTACAGCGCACTTGGTAGCCGAAACAACTCCATCTTTGCCCACCAACCAACCCAATCATGCATCAAAGGGATGGTTTTGCACTCTAGCTCAACGTCTGACAAGCACACAAACTCATGCGCTGGCAGATACTTGGCGCACATCTTTTGCAACGCATAAACGTGTTCAGGCTTGAAATCACCACCTGACCGCAATACGCTTGCTACGATCATGCGCTAAAGATGCCAATTGCTAACACTTCTACGCCTGCGCCAGTTGTAACTTTCCACGGGCCATTGCGAGAAATAGCGTTAATTTCAATGTTGTATTGACCAATGCCTGAGCCTGGCAATGCTGGTTGAATTGTGTGTGAAAAACCTGTGCCATCTAGCAAAATTACGTTGCCTGTGGCTGCTGTAGACACGGTGCATAGCAAACGATGGAGATAGTCACCAGTTGCGCCTGTGCCGCCTAACACTTGTGCGGTTTGGCTTACTGCAACGTGTTCGTATTGATACTCATATGGATAAGGTACGCCACTCATAATCTTCTACTCCTGTTAGTTGTGTGGGTTGCCCACATATCATTCAAAGTTACTGTGTTCTCAGGCCCAACAATCAACGGCTTAACCATATCTGGCTGCTTAACCTTTGGCTCTAGCCTCCACGCAATTGCCAACATTCGGAACGCATCTGCTGGGTGGCTTGTCCAATCATGCCGTGGCGTTTGCCTAAACGCTTTCTTGTCCTCGTCGTATTCACGCTGATATTGCCTGAGTGCCTCTAGTCCATCATGCGTTCGTTCGCTGTCAAACCAACATTGCGGCAACATCTGACGCACCGCCTGAATCCCATCTTGCACCGACAAGTCAGGCACGATAGCCATATTGTTGATGCCTAAATACTCACTCAATTGCTCAATTACCGACTTACCCGCTGCTGCTAGAGTTTTTGCCCTTGCATCGTGCGGTAGGTAATGTTTTGCGTATTTATACGGCTTTTCTACGACTATTTTAGCTATTTCTGCAATGTTTGCACCACTTATTGCAAAATAATCAATGATGTGGATTTCGTTGCGTACCACCTGATACCACCAAATAGCCGTGTCATCTCGATACCCTAAGTCGAAAGCCGTGTATGTGGGTAGGTGCGGATCGTAATCAACACGCCTAACCTGACCGGCATCTGTGATCTTGCGTAAGTCCTCGCCATAGAAAGCGCCGACAATGGCAGCTTCAAATGAGCATTGAAACTCTTGTAGAAATTGGTCTTGAGAAATCTGTGCGGCAGCGGCTTTAAGTTCTGCTTCGGGCAACAGTCCAGATTCACTAGCCTTTAGGACAAGATGAAACCACTCGTCAGGTGTGCGCCTAGCGGTTTCGTATATGTCCCAAAACTGATTTTTGCCCTTCGGAGTTCCCGCAAAAACGCACCAGCCCATTTTGTCACTCAAACACGGTCTTACGACATTACCCCAGACTGACGGTCTAAAGTCCCCGTATTCGTCCATAAACACGCCATCAAAGCCCAAGCCTCGCATAGCGTCAGCGTTGTCAGCACCGAACAAGCGTATCTTGCCGCCAGTTATAAGCTCAACCGTCAGCTCGGCTTCATTGGATGCCGCAAGGACTGGTGCTGCAAAGCGTTTGAGATAGTCCCAAGCCACGGACTTAGCTTGGCTGCGAAACGGTGCAATGTAGGCAAATAGTGGGCTTTCAGTCTTGCACATAAGTGCGGCACGAATAATGTCGTTAATTGCTGCAACAGTCTTGCCTGCTCGACGGTGGGCAACAAGACAAGCCCAGCGCTCGGTGCGGTTGTGAAACGGTTTAAACGCAGCCCGTGGTTTATACGGGATTGTTTCTACTCGTCTTGCCATTTCACAATCAGTTCAATCGGACTGTTATCCACGCCACTATGTTCGGTTCGTGCAAGTTTAGGTGAGGCAAACTCTGCTAATTGAGCAATAAGCGTCAAAGCACCCTTTGGGTCTGGTTTAACTTGATCGCCATCACCGTGGGCAACGGTTTCTAGCCACTTGCCAACGTTATCAGCGTTGTTCTCAAGCAAGGCTGTAACGGTATCTCTAAAGGCTTTTGTTGCCTTGTTGACGCTACCCTTCTTTCTGCCAATACCTGCTGCGGGTGGTTTAGGTCGCACACCAGACTTCACTACTTTGCTGATTTCCATATCTTTTCTCAATGGTTTTAGATTTAAGATTGGTTGAGTTTAGCTTACTTATTGATTACCTTGCATTGCTTCCCAATCTGCTTGGGTTGCACCTACAGCGTCAGGGTTTTGTCCTGTAGCTCTCATAAAATACTCTTTCCATGCTGTTGGATGGTTTTCAGCTTTGAGCATTTCGCCAGATGGTGCGGATGAAGGCCAATGCAGACGGTTTTGGTCAAACGGATCTGGTTCAGGTCTTATGCCAGCTGCCCATGCTTTGCGGTAGTCATAATCAGCGTTTTTGCTTAAATCTGGCGCTTCACCGTATTGTTTTTGAAATTCTGTGTACCAAGGTGATGCGGTAATGCCTGACATAAATCGCCGTTCATCGCCTTGTGCTTGGATTGTTGGATTGACTGTTGCTGGTTTAAGAGCGTTTTCCAACTCCATTTGATATTTTAAGGAATCAGCAAGTTTTTTAGGATCAGCCACGGTTACGCTCACTTATGTTTTTAGCTTTTGATCGAGCATCTTCTTTGCTTGATGCACCCCATGCTTTTAAGGCTAACGCTAATCGAGTCGGTTTCCCGTCTTTCTCCATTGGCCCTGCTGTATTGCCCATTCGTGCAAGAAAACTAGCTCGTCTTGGGTTATCGCCTGACTTAACGGGTGGCTTGAGGTTCATGCCTTCCGCTTTGGCACTCGCTCGACCTTTGGCATTTAGACCGCCAGCAGGGTTCTGTCCCTCTTTGCGTTGCCAAGCTGCTGTCATTTCTTAATGTCCTTGGCAGTCTTGGCTGATTCTTTGAAGTCTTTAGCCGTAGGTGCGCCTGGTGAGCCTACCTTTCTCATCTTCTCGCCGCTGCCTGCTTTGATCCGTTCTTGCTTAGCTAAAATATTTGCATAAAGTCCGGCTTTCATTGCAATGTCCTTATCTGCTCAATGAGCGGATATATTCCATATCTTGTGCGCTAAGTTGCCCCATACCGCCGACTGTTGGCATCGGTACAGACCGACCACCCATTAAGCCTGATTGCTCTCCGACTGTTGGCATTGGCACAGATTGTTGGAAATCTCCACGTTGCGGCATTGATTGAGGCATTGTTGCCATAGGCGGAAAGTCTGGGTTCTGCATCGGTTGATTCAATTGCTCTTGCGCCATTTGTCGATCACGATCTGCGATTGCACCCCTTGCATATTGATATTCGGGTTGATAATCTGCTGACAAAAGCAAATTCTGATAATTTGGTTTGTAATCTTCTGGACTATTTGGCAAGTTTTTAAAATATTTTGCTTGTTCCGCTTGCCGATTTTGTTCCATTTGCAACAATTGGGCTAATCTTTGAGCATCCATGACTTTCCTTTATTTAAAGGCTTTAAGTTTGTAAAGTGTTGAATCAATCAAACCCGCAATCTCGTCGATCAGGTTCTGTAACTCTGTGTCTTTAGGCAATTCATCCCGAATGTCCTTTACAAAGGCTTTGACGCTTGTGATGTATTTGACAGGATCTGTGGCTAGGTGAAAGTCTTTAGGATAGCTTTTGATTTGCTCGTAGCACCCTTGATATGCCTCGGCCCAGCTGTCGGTCAGATCAATGATGCCTTCGTAGTATTTTTGCAACGCTTTATGCTTGGCATAAGAGTCTGTTTGCAAGTGCATAAAGTGTGCATTTGTCCCGCTATGGAACAAGGTTGCAACGAAAACGGCAGGATAGTCCATAGTGACCTCATAGGGTGGCTATCACAATTGTACAACCGCCGCCCAATTTAATCACCCCCCTTGCAATTTCTATTTTGTCAAACTGACTGTCATCGTCAAACACGCCTGCGTTGCCTAAACTGTCTAACAAACTTTTAAGTCTGTTATCCAAATCTTGTTTGCGCCGGTCTTTAGGAAATATGGTGATAATGGCTTGCAATCTGGCATCCCCAAAATCAGGGGTTTGGTTGATTGTGACGTATTCCTGAACGGTGGCTTTATATTCCCTTGCGGATTTGCTTAGTATTGTTCTGCCGTGGAAATTGCGCCAGTAAGCGTTTACTGATGGTGGTAAGGGAAGTTGTAAGGTTGCGATCATAGCAATGCCTTTGTTTGGGCTAATAAATCCTCCTCCGTTACACCATATTTCACCACAAACGCCTTTTTACCCAATCCATGTACCCCATCATTGCCCACATGATGAGTTGGACATAACGGTATAACCGGCGAATTTTCACGTTTCATTCCTAATCGTCTAATGTGGTGGATGTGGGCTGGCGTTTCCCCGTATCCCAAGTGTCGGCATAACGAGCATCCAAGGTTAGCCAGTTTCTCAAAGTGTTTACGTTGCGCTTTGGTCAACTTGAGCCTCTGTCCATTCTTGAAGATCAACCAAAACAATTTGCATATCCACCGCAACGTCAGCGGCTGCGTCATATTTGCCCTGCAATACAAGTTTTTGGTATTGATGAATCATTGCTTTAAGTTTAATTAGGCTTTCAGAATAATCTTTCATTTGGTTATTTTCTCAATTTGTCGGTTACTGGCTTGTTCTGTTCTCCATGCGTCAAATCGCATCTGTGCGCTGGTCATACGCCATTTAAGCAACTCGGCTTGCTCAGTTGCTGCCCCAATTGCATCACAATGGGTTTGATACTTTGGGTGAGCATAAGCCTCTCGCTCTTGACCTCCAATGCTAAGTTCGCCTGATTCTTTCATTAAGATAGCTTTTAGGCTTGACTTAAACGCCTCCAGTTGCGCTAGTTCGCCTTTTGCTTTGGCATATGCTGGCGCATTGTCCCAAATGTATTCAATCGCTGGGTGTGGGCTGTAATCACTCATGCCGTTCTCCAATGTCGTAAAACCAATCGTCGCCAGCTGACCACTTGCGTGATCCGTCTACTGTCCAAATGTGCCGTGATGCTTGAAAGTCAGGGAACATTGTTTCAGATGGTATAAGCGACTGGTCGTACCAAAAGCATCTGTTGTTAGGCTGCGCTGCAAACTGACCATTATCTAGCCGAATAAAGTTAAATGATTTGTGTTCTTCAGCGACTTCAGTAAATCCTGTATCTACATCCATACCGTCGGCACAAAAATCTACCGTAAACAAGTATTTACCAAAGTGCCATTCTTTGTCTTTTCCTAAAAATTTAACCCCAAGGTTACGCAAGCCAATTTTTTCATGGACCGTAAACCTGTAGCCCATACAATCCCATAACTGCAATATGTCGTAATCCAGATCCCCGTGTTTAATATTCCAAACGTAAGCCTGGATAGGTAATTTGTCGTACAAAGCGCCGTACCGTGGCAATAGGCTTTCAATCCTAAACACTTGCCCACGAATTGCCTTGATGCTCACCCAAATGCAAGGCTCAAGCTCACCGTGACCTTTCTCAAAATTGTACAAATACTCACGCCGCACAAAGCATTTAATTGGCGGTAAGTTTCCAATGATGTAGCTCATGCAAGTTCCAATGATTTTTCGTGCGTCACGTTTTTAATAGTTTCCAACACTTGTTTTTTTTCCAACATAATTTGATTAAAATTCGATTGTTGAACTTTTAACAGCGTTTGGTATTCATCTTCAGCCAAAATTGCTATTTTTTCAGCTAATTCTTCACCGTTTTTAACAATTTGATATGGGTCAATGTTATATCCGCTACGTTCAATAACTAATTTGCATCGTGCATCATAAAAAAGCAACGTGTTGTTCATTACACATTCGTAAAACCGATTTGCCATAAATGCGTAATTAGTGTGAGTATGTTCATCTTCAAAGTAAATGCTGTATTTGTAATCACGCAATCGCAAACCATAAGGCTCAAACAAGTCGGCTTCTTTATCAAACCATTGCAACTTTTCAATAAATTTGGCTTGAATACCTGCTGCTCGGTACTTTAAATGGTTTTTTCTTGATGAACTTACAAAATAATCAACATTGTTGTACTCAAGCATATCTTTAATACGATGTTTTCTAAACGTGCCGTAATAAACAATATCTGAAGATTTTTGTGATGTTTCCATTGTTTGTTTAAACAAGTTTTCATCAAACACCATTACGTTTAAATTGACCGTATGCCATTCATCAATCCAATCATTTAATTTTTTATTGTTCATGTTTTTGTTAAGAATCCAAGGTCTATAGCCAGAACGAGGGTTGTTGCAAATCATGTGATAGGGCCTGTTGTACTTTATTAGCCATTTTCGTAACAATATGTTGTCCTCAACGTCATGGTCATTCACAAGCCAAAACATTTTTGCTTCATTGTTTGCATCAAGAATGTCTAGATAAGCGTTGTATTTCATGTATGGCGAACCATAAGCACAAATAATTGCATCGTACTGATTGTTGATTACACTTGATATTTGAGATTGATGACTAATTAAATCAGCCCCAAGGTAATTGGCAATAATTTCAGAATTCTTTACATGAACAATAGACGATGGTGATTTTGGGTCAATTAATTTTTCACAAGATTCAATCACAAGAATTTTCACGTTATATCAAGTCCATTTGTTTCGGCATAACTTTCCATTCCCGTTCGGCACGGCCTGACTTGCTTTGCACGTTGCGCCCCGTCA